TCATTCTTTCTTCTGGCTCTTTGATAACATTCAAAACATTGTTAACTGTTACAGTGTCTGCACCACCACGTTCTTTGATGTGTTCTAGATTCTGTACATTGTGTTCTTGCGATCTATTATATTTGTCAACAACTAGATTTGTTACGCCTATTTGTTTACAATAATCGGTAGCTTCATCATAAGCTCCACCACCTAAATCCAGATTTACGGTATCTGGTTCAAATTTAACCGCTTTGAAAGTGGCTGCTACTTGTCTTAATGAGGTATGCTTGGAAGTGTATTCTTGTGCAAATTCTGTTAGATATTGTTTAAAAGTTTTCATTTGAATTATTTATGGTAATACTTTATCAAATGCCCTTTGGGTCTGTTAACGTCTTGCTCAAACCCCATCTTCTTATAAAATTGTTCCAATTGTTTATCAGACATCGGTTGATCTTTATACGCATATGGACGTATATATACATCTTTTTCAGGGTATTTGTCAATAACATACTTTAATAATCTTTTAGCCAGCCCCTTCTCACGATATAGCTGTTGAACATATAATGCCAATATATTCACATATTCAGATTGAACAATTGTTTTAATATGGGCAATTTCCTTATCGTTATCAAACAATCTAACATGTTCATTATATCCACCAATAGGAGCCTTCTCACTATTGGTCTTAAGTGTTAAATTATTAATATCAACATTTTCGAAGAAGAATTCCTTAAAAGACTTCATTTAAAATATTTATTTAGATATAACAACAATGAAACTAAATAGTTAAAATAAGGAATTTTTAATATGTCTGATGTGATTCCCCAAACGGTATTAAATAAGGTTCGGCAGGATAAATTCGTGCTGGTAATCGATACACCCAAAATTCTAAAAGATTTTGAAACAAAGTCTGCACGTACAAAAGAATTGGTGAATAGAGATAAAATGGAGTTTAGTATCATTGCTATCAATTTACCTAAACACGGTATCCCTGCTGTCGGTGTGCCTTATAGGGGTCAAACTCCACACGTAACAAGCCAAGCAAGAGAAGAATACCCTGTTTCAAAGGTACAATTCACGATTGACAACAATTTTGACAACTATTGGTTTTTATGGAAATGGATGTACACCATCAACCAGCCAAGAGATGGTGGTATGGATAAGTATTTTGCAGAATTTAAAAACGTTAGAAATGCTGAGTTAGATTCTCTCAGAGATGTAGGATATAACCAAATTAAAAAAGAAATGTTCCCACCTGTCAAGTTTAAAGAGATAAAGATGGTAAATGACTATTATGCCTATCAAACAACTATGACCCTTTACGGATTGAGAGAATATAACGAGAAAATAGTCAAATTCGATTATTATAACTCTTTTATCACAGACTTAGGTGAAATTAATTATGATTATCGTACTACGGACGAAATTGGGTGTTCATTTGATTTCTCATATGGTCAAATAGACATGGAACTGATCGATCCTATCTAAGAATACAACAAATTCCTTCAAAATCATTTCTGAAAATAATAAATAATTAAAAGAATATGATTTCAGTAACTTTTTAAATTAAGGAGAATAATTATGGCAAGAACAATTGAAAGCCCAGGAGTTGAAATAAGAGAAGTAGATTTATCATTGCGTACACAAACGCCCGTTGGAACGAAGGTATTGATGCATGGATTTGCATCCCAAGGACCAACGAATGAATTGATACAGGTTTCTACTAAAGACGAATTAGATCAGATTTTCTTCGGTGGTGTTGGTCCTACCAATGCTGCTGAAAGGTATTTTTACCATTCTGCACGTGAAGTTTTAAATTCACCTGCAACATTAATGGTAACAAGATTACCATATGGTTCTGGTGATGGTACTGGATTCAATGGTGAGTATACTGCTCTTGCCTATGGTGCAAACACCGATACAATCTATACTATAACAAACGAGACATCATCAGCGAGTTTCCTCGTTGCACCACTTTGTGCAACATCTGAAGTGTTCAATAGTTATTCCCTTGCTCATAGTGGTATTAACGCAGGAACAGTTAGTTTAACTCTTAATAGATATGTTTCTACCGCAAGTGTACCTAGTTACACATTGTTAAACAGTGTTGCTGTGGTAGACAATGGTAACAATCTATTAACAGATACTATCTCAAATCCTACAGTATCTGGTTCAATTAATTATACAACTGGTAGTTTGACTTTGAGTAGTTATGTTAGCAACGGTGCTAATGCAATGAACCTTTCTTCGGTTCTTGTTGCTAATTACAGATATACAAATGCTAATACTAACATGTTTTCAAGTGATAACTCTGTTAGATTATCAGCACCCGTAGTTGTAACATTAACTGAGTCACAATATAACGATATTAAGGCTGGACAGATTACATGGAATGTTAATGCAAGCGGTTCAGCAATAACTGGATTCGAAACTCTTGGTAATGCTGCTTTCTTCGTTGTAAACGATGCAAAGACAACCATCAATGAAACATATGAAGGTTATTATCTAGCATTGGCTGATAATTCAACAGTATTGGCTGCTGGTTATGATACAGTATCACAGGTTAAGACCTTGAGCAGTAACAATACACTAAGAAACTTGAGTCAAACAACTCTTGGATTCTCTTTAACTGGTACAGATACTATCAATCCTGGTAACATATCTGAAATCGTTGAGACATCAAACAACTTCGACTTCACAGATGCTTACTTCAATGATTCGTTGGTAATGTACTTATTCAGACTTCGTACATCGGTTTATGCAACTGATCCTACAAAACTTTACTACGCACCTGTAGAGAAGTTTGTCGGTTCGCTTGAATCTGGTGATCAACGTGCAAGTCCTATCAACGGACAGATGCAGTCATGGTATTTGGCAGACAAGGTTAACAATGCATCGAATTATATTCAGATGTTTGTCAACCCAAATCTTGCAAATGCAGGTCTTGTAGAACAGTTAACAAACGGTAGCAAGACTCTTAACCCAATTGGTTCGTATACACCTTGCAAGGCTTCCAATAGTTCACTCAAGTATATTGGTAATGTTCCTAGTAAGGTTGAACGTGCATTAGCATTAGCTGAAAACATTCAGTTGATGGATATTGATATCACAACCGATGCAGGTCTTACAACCGTGTGGACATATGTTGCTGATGATGATGGTGAGACAACCTTTGATGATACAAAGAATGTTGCAACCAGCTTGTCAGACTTGGCAAATGTTGATTTAGGTAGTACAAGTAATTTTGCTCAATATCACTTGACTATCCTCAATCTTTACAAGAACTTCTCTGAGAATACTCGTAAGGACTGTGTACACTTGTCTGATCCTATTCGTGGTATCTTTATTACAGGTGAATCGTTCAAGACCCTTGATCGTAAGGATCGTAACTTCACTTCTAATGTTTATACACCACTTAAGAACATCTATGCAGGTGTTAATAGTAACTATTGTGCTACCTATGCAAATTGGGTTAGCTTATATGACAACAACACCAACAAGTTCATCTGGCTTCCATTCTCAGGTTATCAGGCAGCTATCATGGCTCGTATGGATGCTGCACTACAACCTTGGTATGCTCCTATGGGCTTAAACAATGGTCGTGTTCAGAACATCACTGATATTGCAGTTCGTACTAATCAGAAACAACAGGATATGTTGTATCGTATCGGTGTGAACCCTGTCGTGTACTTCCAAGGCGATGGTTTCGTAGTTTGGGGTCAGAAGACTCTTCAGGCTAAACCTTCCGCATTCGACAGAATCAATGTTCGTAGATTGTTCCTCACAATGGAACGTGCAACCCTTAAGGTTCTACGTTACTTTGTTGCAGAACCTAATACAACATTCACAAGAACACGTGTAGTAAACGTCTTGAAGCCATTGTTTGATTTGGCTAAGAATAACGAAGGAATGTATGATTACCTCATCGTTTGCGATGAACGTAATAACACTCCTATAGTTATTGATAACAACGAAATGAAAGTAGATATTTATATTAAGCCTGTTCGTACAGCGGAATTCATTCTGGCAACATTCTATGCTACCAGAACTGATCAGGACTTTAACGAATTGGTTGGTTAAATAATTAAAACAAAAAGGAGAATATTATGGCTGAAGGCATTCTAAAATTTTATGATGTAGCAAAACAACGTGAGTTTGCTCGTGATTTCCAATTCAGAGTTGTAACGCTTGGACCGTTAACAACAGACGATCTGGTGTACCTACGTACAGCAGAGCTACCTGGTAAGGAAATCTTTAATCAACAGGTCCCTTATATGGGGTTAAACTTCAATGTCCCTGGTTCTGTAAACTACATTGGCTCAGATGGTTGGAACATTACTTTCTTGGCTGATGAAGCTCAGAATATTCGTAGCAAGTTGGAAGCATGGATGTCCGAAATATTTGACATCGAAACATCGAGTGGTAAGTATGGTGTCCCTGCTGAAGAAGCTACAATTGACCTCTTGGATAAGCAGTTTAAGACTATTCGTAGATATAATCTAGTTGGTATCTACCTAAAGACTATTGCTGCACTTCCTTATGATATTAAGGGTAACGGTAAACCACAAGAGTTTAACGCTACAATGGCATATCAGTTCTGGAGACAAATTTAAATTTCGTAAAGGAATTTTATAATAGTAATAGGACTCGTTATTGTATATAATGAGTCCTATTTTTTTGGAGATTATCTTTCCACCACAGTGGTTGTAAATTACTATAATGAAAACATTTTTTCTGTTCTTCTATTTTACTTAAATCAAACATACAACATGGAA